TCGGTAAAGACCAAATTGAGAATGCTGTTTGATCGACTTCCAAACCGCTCGACGTATCGAACGGTCGATCCGTTGACTTCACGACAGACTACGACGTATACCGCGTCCTCAAATCCTTCTGCGACGGCGCAGCAAGATTCAAACGTGCCGTCAGTGTCGTGCTGATGCCAAGCGCCAATTTCCTCTTCAGGAACATACGAGAGTCCAAGCATCTTGCCATTGCTTGAAATGAACCACAGGATCTGCTGTGGGCTCTTGGCAAAGCACATGTCCACAATGTCGAGATTGTCGAAGAGATGCGCCGCACGAAGCGATAGGTCGCCTGTGATGAAGCCTTGTGATTGCCACGAGTAGCCAAGTTCGCGCACGTGCCCGCCGCGGGATGAACAGTAAACAACGGTGTTGTTCACGATCTGCGGCTGAACCGTGTTTGCTCCGACGTACGACTGAGGTCGAACCGAGATAGTTGATGGCGTAATGACGTCACTGCTCGATGGGCTCACGCGCCACTCCGCAGCGTTTGTCAGCAGCAGCAACTGCGTCAAAGGCACAACGTGCCGAATCGTGTTCGATTCGCGAGCCGACACACGAATCGCCACGCGATCAATGTCTGTCGTTGGGATCGAGTACGACATGTCCGACTCAGTTCCCGACCGAGTCAGCCACAGATACTGCGGATCGTTGTCTGTGCCTGCAAACACGCGGCGCTGCTCGTAGTACGAAACAGCCCCAGGATAGTTCCCCGTGGAACTAAACACCGTGTCGTAGATCGGAGGCGTGATTCCCATGTCGGGCGCAATGTTGTTGTCAGTAAACGCAAGTCCGTCGGTCTGACCGATGTACCCGTACAAACCGCTCTGCCGCTTGTAGACGTTGTAGCGTTGTGCGCTTGTCGTTGCCCAACTAATTGTGTTGTACGCGCCGTTGATGTACAGGTTGTTGATGACGTGAACCGCAGTACTTGCTGCGCTTTCCGTACCGCCTGTTGATACCGATGTAACAACGTAGTAGTTGTCGATGTCGGAGATACGACTGCCGAACTGCATTCTGCCGCTGCTTGGGGTGTATGTTCCCGTGTAAGCAATTTGCGTTCCTGCGTCGTATGTCTTTAAAGTAAGGCTGACCCCCGCAGTAGGTATGGAATTGACGACGTAGAAACCATCAGAGAACGGTGAGCCCGCACTTGCTGTACATCCACTGACGTACACACTGTCGCCAATAGCAAACTGATGCGTCGTACCTGCGGGAAAAGTAAACACCGCAGGAGTAGCAGTGGTAAGACCAAAAATCGTTAACTGTTCGCCGCGAGTTGCGGCAATGGCCACTGTTGCGGGCGGGTTAACCGAAGCCAAAAAGGACACATCGGTAAACGCCCAACGGCTTGATGAATACCGTCGCAATTCAGCAGGCTTGTGAGCGGGGTGCACAAGCGTGATGATGTCTCCGCTCTGTACATAGTGAACGTCAAACAATTCGGTAGCGGTGTACGTAGTTGGAATCTCAAAGACAGTGCTGCTTTGCGGATACCAATTTGTTGGGTCAGTGGCTGGATCCACGAGTACAGGCGTAAGAGTTGTCTTGCAGTAGTAGGTGGTTAATCCATACTTGTACATGGTTCCGACAAGACAGTTGGTTAAGCCGAGCGTGATTGTTGCGGCGCCCGTGTTCAGCAGCGTCAACGCGCTTGTATGAAACCGAATGTAGTTCACACCAAGTTCGATGACCATCGTCTGACTCATCGAGTACGTGAACGGGATCAGGCGCGCGCGTACCGAACCCTTTGTTTCTCGTACGAAGACCGTGCCTGTTCGATTCTGCGCGGGGCCTTGCGGCAGCGCAATAAAGTTTCGCAGGTAAGCAGCGCCAGTTGAATAGCGGTTGTCGTCGATGCGCCCGTACATGTTCGGCGAAATCTCGCCGCCTGAGAACGAACGATGATAGTCGCGAGTACTCGCCATGATTTATCGCCCTGAAGTCCAAGAAACCACATGCTCGGGCTTAATGTTTCGCTGTAGCGAGTCAGATTCCTGCGCTTCCTTCAGATACGTCATCATCATCTGAAGGCAACGCTTTGCTTCCGTAGAGCCCGCTTCGCCCTTGATGACTGGGCCTGCAAGCATCGATGCAAGGTGCCACGCCAATGTCATCGTGAAGAGCGGGCTGAACAGGTTGGTGTCGAGCACGTGCGCCGTGTATCGCAGCACAGCGTTCTCTTGATTCGTGTACAGAACCTGAGATCCATCCGCTTGAGTCTCAACCGCGTATGGCTGCGGGATGTATCGACCCGTTTGAATCATTGGGCTGTAGTTGTGCGCGTATACGGGCGCGTCGGTCGGTACAAACTTGACCGAGTAGTCGTCCGCCACATCGGGCGGGATCACGGCGATCAGATTGATCGAGTCGCTCGGAACAAGGTACGCAAACGACCATGTCGATGAATTGTTTGCGGCTAGCGCAATCGCAATTCGCCGCGTCGAGAAGTTCCAAAGGTGCATTTCAAGCAGCGTGTCTCGCGCAATCGGATAGAACCGATGGCAATGGTCTGCTTGAGCCGAACCTTCGGGCGGATCAATGCTCGACAGTGATGCCGTATCGCCAAGGTAGGCGAGCGCAAGATTGCAGATATCAACTTCGGATGCCATTGTTCCTCCATTGCAGCAGGGGGCGAGCCGTTGTTACGACTCGCCCCCTCCTGATTTGCCTCGGATGTGATCACTCTTCGTCGGAAGCGTTGTCCCGTTGCTTGCGCTTTGCCTTCGGAGATTCCTCCTCGACGGCGTGCAGAATGGTGTCGGGGATGCCGTTGTACTCAAAGACTTCGCCTTCCTCGCGGATGGTGTTGCCGATATAGCACTTGGCTGTGGCGCGTACCTTCATTGAGAGATCCTCCTTGGATTAAGTGACCGTGAAACCCGAACCGTAGAACTTCTTGCTGTCGTAGATGTCGGTCGTGACATCAGCGAAGATTGAACCTACGGTGTACGCTCCTGTTGAGGTGTACCTTGCCATCAGGTAACGCTGTCCCGCCGTTCCCAACTGAGGGTTGATGCGGCAAGCAAAGTACGCTCCAAGGGTCAAATTAGCCGTTACCTTGCTTCCAACCGTTCCAACAACAAGGGTGTTGGTTGTTCCTGCAAGGTTGTCAGCGACGATTACGTCCATCGTGACTTGAGTTCCACCTGAAAACGCAATTGGAATGGAGAAGACAACGTAAAGGTCTTCGCCTTCGCCAATGTCGCGGTTCTGAGTAGTAGAAGTACCACCCGAAACGTTGGTTGGAGAATTGAGATCCACGCAATAGGTGGAGTAGTAGGTACCAGCAGCAAGAACGTCTGCTTGCCCAACTGCTGCCGCCGTGGCGGATGCAGTGGTTCCCGAGAGTCGCATGAGTGCGTCAGAAATCATGTGTGTATTCCTTTCGTCGTTTAGGAAACGACTGCTTCAGTGTTGAGGATGGCATCGACGCGACGAAGAGGCACGCCAAGGAACGATAGCCACGAGTATGGCATTCCGAACTGCGACAGACCTTCGTTGACCTTGAGAACGTACTGGGACTTGTCGAGAGCCATGATGCTCAGTCCGCTGTGGACTGTGCGGTTCATGTAGAAGCACGCCTTGCCCATGCTCATGTTTGGAACACGGTAAAGAGCACGCGCCATCAACTTGATAAGTGCGGTGCTTGCGGTGGACGCCTGTCCACCCGACTGAGCAAGCAGAAGGCTTGGCTCAATGTTGCAGATACGAACGACGTAGCGCCAGTCCTTGACGACAAGCCCGTTCTTCCACTGATAGCGGGTTGCGTACGCCTGAAGACGAGTGCCGTCCGAGTTGTACACAGTCTGCTCGCCGAGATCCTCGTGGATTAGACCTGCCTTGCTTCCCTTCGGGAACGGGCAGTACACGGTGTTGTCGCCCCACACGCAGAGGTAGACCGAAGTCTGCGACGTAGCAGCGCTACCGCCTGCGCTAAGAACGTTCTGCGAGTTGCCTGCGCCCGTCAACGCCGAGTAGCGCGTTGCAAGACCAAGGAACTGCTTTGCGTCAGTGGCAGGGTTGCCGTAGAACATCGTGTTCGCTTGAGTCTGATTCATTGCCTCAAGGAACGCGGTGTCCTCGGACAGGCGGAACTGAGCGGTGTTGCCGTTCAGCATCGCAAGATCCTTGTCCACCTCAGAACGGGCTTCAAGGATGCCGCAAGCCTCATCGACCTGTGCGGTCGTGCTCTTGCTGCTCGGGATACCTTGATTGAGTGCGCGCCAGTACACGGTCGGAAGACCCGTGCGGATGACGACTCGCTCGCCCGTTGGAAGGTTGCCCTCCTTGAAGACGGCGTCCTCAAGGATTTCGTTGGACTGAGAAAGAAGTTCGGCGACGATTGGAATGCGACCATCGGGATCGCAACGCTTCGCCCAATCAGCGAGCGTCAGATTGTTGGTTGAAAGTGCGGTTGCCATTTGCCTTAAATCCTTGTGCTAGGTGTGAAATCAAGTGTTGTACATTGCCGCTGCCTGCGAATTGAAGTCGCGCGGGGCACCCTTTGATGGGGTTGACCCGTTCGACGATCCGACGAAGCGGTCTTCTGAAATGGACTGTCCTGCTCGGAACATGAACCGAACAAGTTCGGGATGGTTTCCAAGACCTGACTCGTTAAGCAGTGTGCGCAATTCAGGGGTGCCGAACGAGTCCAGCGCCCTCTTTGCGGTTACAAGGTTTTCGTTGAGTTTGTCACCACCGAACTCCTTGTCTGACCGCGACGACTCCGTCCACTGAGAACGGATAGCCTCCAGTTGTGCAGCCTGACGTTCCGCCATCTTTGGCGCAACGCGGTCGAGCACCTTCTGCGCAGATTCCTGCGATAGGTTGAGTTCCTTGGCAACTTCCGAGAATGAACCAATCACCTCGGCGTCGAATTGTCGGCCTTCAGGGGCTTTGAACTCGTACTTCTCAGGAGCGTTGTTTGACGTCTCCGTCTTGTTGTCATTGGACTCCGCATTGCGTGCGGCATCTGCCGACGCTTGCGTCTGATCGCCTGAACCCTTCTGCTGATTGCCGTACAACGCCTCAGCCGTCGCTGCGGGGATGCCCGACATTGGACTAGATGGGTTGCCGCTTGTTGTTGTTGCGGCGTCACTCATCGTTGTTTGTTCGTTCATTCATCGATTCCTTTATCATCAAGGGGTACTGTTCTGAGCAGAGCGCGTGCACCATCGCCATCAGTCGGAGCCCGTAGTTCCTGTTGCCTTCGGCAAACGCCATCTGCATGGAGTTCGTGTTGAAGGTTGAGCGGAACACGCCTGCTTGATCTAGAAGTCGCCACACGATGCGGCGACCACGCTTGTTTGCCATCAGCCATTTGACATCAGATTCCTCTGCCTCACGCAGCAACCGCAACTGCATGTCCTTGTCAGACTTGCCGCGTTCCTGCGCCTTAAGGTCAAGAGGGTCGTAGTTGCTCATTCAACAGTCACGTCGTAATAATCAAGAGAAGTCCAAGTATTTGCCAACGCGGCGCCGTTTTGAACCAAAGTCGCCGTCAATGTTGTGTCTGCTGTGGCGTAGTTCACACTCGGAATAGTTGTAGTTGTGTTTGCACTCGTACCATGACCGCTCATTGCTGCTGTGGTGGTCACACATTGCGTTGGGCCGTTTGCTATAATGACCTTGTTGAGCATCAAGCAGCCTGTGCCGCTAAATGTTTGACTGTAAATAGTGCCGCCCGCGTAAGTCACAGCAAACGTTCCAACTCCCCCCGACGGGTTGGAAACAAGCATGTTGACTTCCAATCGACCCGTACGCGTCAGTGTTCCCGCAGGAATAGTGACGGTAGCAAGCGTTGCCGTGCCGCCCGAACCCGCAGTTCCTTCACAAACTACAGCAAGCGCGGTTCCGTAGAAACTTGCCGCAGTGTGCGTTCCTGTTCCTGCAAGCGTAAACACAATCGGCGTTCCGCCCGCGGTTGCAGAGATTTGCAAGGTGTTTGCATCAACAACTTTCACCACGTAGTACGTTGTGGCAAGTGCAAGCGAGGCAGGAAGCGTGTTCGTGGTTGTGAATCGGATTGCATCTCCGACCAGTAGACCGTGCGCAGTCCAAGTCAACGACGTGGACACGGGGTACATCGTGAACGCGCCCGAGCCGTCGCTGCCTGTGGCAGTAGTTTGATAGACCTCAGGCCCACCCGCGCTTGTCGAGATCGTGAATCGATCCGACGCTGTCCCTGCCGTGAGATGTTGAATTACTCTGCTGACGTAATAGGTCGTCGTAGCGGCAAGCGGGGACGGGAACGATGTTCCTGCCGTGAACTGCATTGCATTTCCAGGAACAAGCCCGTGCGAAGCAAGGATGACGGTCATCGGCGCGCCATATGTCGGCGAAGCAGTGACCTGAGCAGGAGCAGGAGGAATAATCTTGTTGTCGGCGCCGAACGTCACGACGCTGCCTGCGGTTCCCATAGTTGCCGTGCCACTGTTGTACCGCACGTTTACGGTGATCTTTGCAGTGGTGTCAATTGCCGTAATCACGGCAGGGGCTGCGGTTCCTCCTGTCCAATTGAGATACACCGACCTACCAACAGCCGAAAGTGTCGTCAAGGCATGTACGTTTGTAGTGATAATGCGCAGAAGCCCGCCACTGGCTTCCCACGTCACCGCTCCCGTCGCCGCAGGAAAGGTTAAGACAAGCGGGCTTGTCGAGTGAAACCCAAGCGGGTAGAACCGTTGCACGCCCGTTGAACTTACAACGCCTGCAATGTTGTTTGATGAGTCGTCAACGAGGAAAGGGCTGTTCTGTGCAAATGATTTCATGTTGTTTGCTCAATAGAGGGCAATGCAAGGAAGAGATGCCGTAGTGCCAGTAGCGTTGACGCGAATTGCACGAATCGGAAGAAGTGTCCCTGCGGCAATACCCGAAAACAAGACTACGTCGCCGTTTGACATGACTGCCGTAAGGTTACCTGCTGCTCCAACCCAAATTGCCCTGCACATAACGGACATGTTGTTGCTGTCATGCAACGTAATAGGAGCAGCAAACGAGTAACTGTTGATTGTGTCGGACGCGGTAAAGCCTGTCGGAAGTGCCATCGTTTGTTCCTTAGGAAAGTCGGGTCAACTTGTACAACGCGCTTGACAACAAAGAAGAGATGTTGTCCACCTCGTTCTGAATGTGAGATTCGGTGCCCATCGCGGTGCGAGCAGTCTCAATGTACTCGTACAGCGCACGCACTTCCGCAACGCAGTCGGGGTTCATCGTCACGGTTCCGCCCTTGAACACAAGCGGAGTACCCGTGCAACCAATGTACGACTCGGCAAGCGAATCGACCGCCTCAGTCAAATCGTCGTACACGCCGAGCGCGGTGTGCTTCGCAAACGAGCCCGCGCCCGTCACCATCAAGTGATGCATGTGAATCGCGGTGGCACCGTTCAACAAGCGCGCAATGAACTCGCTCGCAGCGCCCGCGTCACCCTTGTCGGAATCGTAAAGCAGAGAAGCCATAGGTGATTTCGATGCAACTACTGACATTTCAAATCTCCGTTGCTGATGGTGATCCGTAACCCGAGAACTGATTCATAATGTCGGACAGAGCGTTCGGCTGCCCTGCGCCCGTCGGAGCCTGCGCAAGATTCTTGACCGTCTGCGAAGTCTGCTGCATCGCCTCCGACTGAGCCTGAGCAGCCTGAGCGTTCGCACGCGCAGTACGGATCAATGCCACCTGCTTGCCGCCAATGATCAGGTTCGGATCAACGCCGAGCATGTCGCTGTAGGCATCAGCCCACTGATCAGAATCAAACTTGTCGAGCACGTCAGGCTTGAACTGTGCGACCGCACCGATCGAACCAACAAACCGATCAATGCCGTTGGTGCCAATTGCGCGCTGCGCCTGCGCCAACATGCTCACAAACTCAATCGACAGATCCATTCCCTGCAACTCTTCAGGAGCGGGCGGAATAACGCCCGCCTCAATCATGTGCTGAAAGGTGATGTCCACGAGCGGCTCAAGCAATTCGTTGTGAATGCGCTCAATGACAGGGCCGAGCATCAGCAACTTCTCCTCGTGACGCTCCGCAACCTCCGTCGCAGTCATCCGAGTATCAGTCGCATTCGCAAGCAGCAAGAACAAGTCAGCATAGAACGCACCGCGCACACGGTCGCGGCAGTCCTGAATGTCCATCAGCAAGTGCTCAAGGTTCAAGTTCACATCGAACGCAGTGCGGATAGGCGCCGTAGCGCCATCGACAAACGTGATACCCCCAGGAAGTGTGTCGATGTCGCGGTTCTTGTACGCGGTCGGCACTTGCAGAGGCGGCTTCGTTTGATAGTCGATGACCTGAGCCTTGCGCAACTGCTCGTGCTGCAACTGCTTGACATCGCCCAGTGCTTCCATTCCAGGACTGTTGCCGTAGATGTCGCCACCCGCAACAGCCCAACGCGGAACAACGCAAGGGAACTGCTTGTATCCCGACTCGCGAAGGAACTTGTTCTGATCGCCGCCGACCTCGAAATACCACGAGCCCCACGGCATGTTCTTACTGTCGCGCTTCTTGATGTCTCGATCGGCCCTCGGCTCGATCGCGTGAATGATCGGGATCCACTTATCAAGCGTGCCGCGGTCGTACATGTGCTTGACCGTAGTCGAGCAGTTCTCGTAGCCGAACTCCTTCACAATCTCGCCGACAGTCTTCTCAAACTCTCGGTACAGCGTGCAAACTCTACCCTGATAGTCGTGCGCAATGCAATACTCGCCCGTCACCACAGGGTAGTGATGAATCAAGTTCTTATGATCAGGCAGCACGATCGAAGCCGCAGTGCCGAAACACCCGAGTTCCTCGTACATCTGATGAAGCGTGCGGTACGTGTTCGACTTTGCAAACACCATCAGCATGCGCTTCGTCACATCGTCAAGCCAAACCTTCACAGGCTGATACCTGTTTAGATCAGGGTCGCCCGTCGCAAGCCGAAACCACGGACGAGCAGGACTCGTTGCGCCCGCCATCATGCCCGCGCCGAGCGTGCGAAGCGATCGAGTACCCGTGTTGTCGTAGATGCTGTTGTGGCGACGCCATCCCTTGTCTCGATCCTGCCGAAAGAACCGACCGTTGCGCGGCAACAGAAACGTTGTCAGTTCCTGATAGTGAGCCCACCACGTAGCGCGCTCAGTCTTCAAATGACCCCAACGCGTGAACAACTGGTCGCGCCGCGGAGCACCTTCGTACGATTGTGCGTCGCTCGGGTGTTGACTCATTTAGGAACCCAACATCGTTGTCTTGCCAAGTGCGCCTGCCGAAGGACTTCCACGAGCACCCGTCAGCATCGTGCTTGCAACACCCTGCTTCGATGCCTTCTCCATGATCGATGCAATGTCAGGCTCCTTGCGGTTCGCCATGTTCTGCGCCTCCTCAGCAGAACGCTGCTGAGATCGAGCACGGTTCGCCGCGTCGTTCTGCGCACCCTTCTGTGCATCAAGCGCGTTCTTTGCGTTCGACTTCTGTGCCTGACCCTGATAGATCGAAACACCAAGTCCCGCCGCTGCTACTCCTGCGCCAATTGCGAGTGCGACTCCTGACATGAGCATGCTCCTGTGTTAATCACAATATGCGCATCGCTGCGCCTGCTGATAAGCGACTCGGGCTCGTCGGTGAATTGACGCTCGGCTTCTTCAACCGAACAAGCGGTTGAAGGCGTAATCATCGTAACACGCGTTCGATCCACGGCATAGAACATCTGCTTCCGATTCTTCTCCCCTGCGAGAACGTAGTACCCGTCCAGTTCTACCGAATCCCCGCCCGCCGTCAGCGTGCCCCGACCGTCGATGATCACAATCGTCGGCACGATCACATGCACCCCAATCACAAGCGTGCCCGCAGGAACCTCGATCGTCCGAGCATACATGCCGCCGTGCAGCACATGGTGCACAGGCATCTCGACCTGCGGAAGGTGCGCATACTCGCGCTGCAACGCGTACAACTCCGCCTTCTGAGTCTCCGAAGTCGAAAGCGTGCACAGGCTCGGCGTCGGCTCGTCAGTCATCCAAGCATCCTCATGTAGGTCGTGCTCGTGCCGCGGAACCCGAGCAGTTCATACAGCCGACCAAGCCGCGAACCGATCGGAGCCGTCGCAATCATGCACACGGAACCCAACGACACAGCCGCCGACTCCGCCGCCCGCACGAGCCGAACGCCCGCCGAGCCGCGATGACGCGGAAGGATGTACGCGCTCTCGACAATCGTCACCCGCTGCCCGTAGTGCGGGTTGATCGTCGTGATCAGGATCGCGAAGCCCACAAGCAGCCCGCCCGAGTCAACGCGCAGGATCGTCGAAACGCCCGCGGCCTCCAGTCGCTCGTAGTGCTGCCGCTGCGGATTCGGCGTCGGCATGCCCTCGTAGCCGCCCTCGTAGCCGTAGGATCCCGACACATGCTCCCACTCGGGATCGTCCCACAGTTCCGCGATCGGGCAGGTGTTGACCGTTGTCGTGCTCATTCGCGCACCTTCGCGTACGGATCGTAGTCGTCGCGCTCCGATGCGCGCGTGATGCGTGCCGTTTCGATCGCCGTACGCTTGCGCACAGGGTACGCAAAGGTCAACGCCAACGCGTCGGCGAGGTCAGGCGATGCGCCGCCCTGAAGCCGTTTCTTGATTTCATCCTTCGACTCCAACGCCTTCCGCCCCGCAGGATCGAACCAGTAGACGGGCGTGCTCAGTTCCGTCTTCAGCCCCACATCGTTCGGGATCGCGCCGCCCGACATGATCCACTCGCGCATCAGCCACCACATCTCGGTGCGACGGTTGACGAACTGCTCGGGCAGCATCGGACGCCCCCCGAACGGCACCTCGACCACATCGTAGTCCAGTTGCCGCAGCCGATCGATGACGCCTGCGCCCGCGCCCGCATCGACGAACACGGCATCGGGCGAATGCTGCTCGATCAGGTTCGCGCAGCGCGCAGCGACCTCCATGTTGTCGAGCCCGCGCCACACGGTGGGCGTGTACGCCTGCAACCCGCGCCGCATGATCAGCACGCTGCGATCGCCGCCGAACCGCGCAGGGTCGATGCCGATGATCAGCGGGGCGTCGGCGACATCGCGCTCGGTGTACACGCGCCGCGCCGCATTCTCGGCGTCGGTCAGCCCGATCAGTTGATCGTCGCCCGCCGCGGCGAAGTCGCACAGATACTCGCGCGCAAACGCCTGCTCGGGCATGTCGCGCCGCAGGCGCTGCACCTCGTCCGCGTCGATCGCCTGCGTGTCGAAGACGGTGTAGCGCGCGGCCTTCCAGTCAGGCAGCGCTGCCGCGCGCGCGAACAACTCGCTGAACAGGTTGACGCCGTTCGGGGTGCCGATGAACATCGCCCATCCCTTGCGGTCGGATAGCGCGGGCTGAACGATCTCTTGCCACACTTCAGGCTTGATCTGCGCCACCTCGTCGATGACGCAGCCGTCGAGGCGCACGCCGCGCATGGCGTCGGGATTGTCCGCGCCGATCAGGCGGATGGTCGCGCCGTTGTGCCGCATCGCCACGACTAGATCCGCTTCGTTGTAGGTCACGGCGCCCGCGACTTCGAGCGGGCGCAGGCGGTGCTTGAGCCGAGCCCATGCGATCGCCTTCGCCTGCCGTTGGAGCGGTGCGATGTAGGTGAACAGGCCGAGCGGCAGCGCGCAGCGCAGCGCCTTATCAATCAACTCCATCAACGCGAGTTCAGTCTTGCCTGCTCGGCGATGCAGCGCGAGCACGGTGAACCGAGCCCGCGTGCGGTGGCATTCGCGTTGCCATTCGCGCGGCGAGTAGTCGAGCGTGATCGGCGCCGAAGCGCTCACGCGTCAGGCACGCCCGTGAGCACGGTGATCGCGACGCCGCCCGCATGGTCGAGCGCCACACGGTCGCCGTAGATCTTCGGCACGATCTTCGAGAGCAGCCACTTGCGCGAGTCAACGCGCAGCCGTTGGTGTTGCACGGCCGCGGAGTCAACGCGACCATCGGGCGCCACTGGTGGCTGCGCGTCCGACAGCGTGAGCACTTCGTGCGCCCAACGCTCAGCGCAGAGGCGGCGAGCGCGCGCGTAGCGGTCGGCAAAGCCTGACCTATCATCTACAACCCATCCGCACACCGTCGAATGCGCAGGTATGTGCGGGCTCTCGCAAACCGAGAGCAGCGATTCACCCTCCGAGATTCGGGCGAGGATCTCATCCGCCACTAGGGGGTCGAATGTCACAGGGCGCCCGCGAGGGCGTGCGACTAGGTGCTGCGGGGGTGATTTCTTGCGTGGCATGGTGTTGGTTTTCGTTGGAACTGGCGCGAATTTCAGGGCAGCGCCGAGCGCCACCCTCGGGCTTCGGCTGCGGCTTCAGGGGTGCCGTGTGTGCCTGCGGCGACTTCGAGGGCGCAGACGAGCGTGCGTGCCTCGTCACGCTCTCCGAGGATCCTTCGAGCCCTGCGCTCTGCGTCAGCCTGTGCAGCCTGTGCGGCGATCGTAGCGGCTCGGGCTGCGGCTGCTGCCGTGCGTGTGCTCATAGGGGGCGCCTGCTTTCGCGTTCGCGCAGGGGCGTGGCGAAACCTCGCGTTTGCACTGATTCGATTTCGCGGGCTCCTGCTTCGGAGTCTGCTACGGGCGTGCCTGAGCCTACCCATATGCGAGAGGCGCCGCGAGCGCGCAGTGCATCGCGCAGCGAATCGTGCGCATGCGCGTGTTCGCGGTGGGTTCGTGTGATGGCTGCGGCGCGCACGACGCCGAGGGTGGGATGGATGCCGACGGCTCGGGTAATCAGGGTCATGGTCGGGGCGTGAGAGGAGCGGCTCGGGCAACTAGCACTAGGTCGAGCCCTGCGAGGTGGGCGATGTCGATCGCGAGCGCGAGTGACGGCATGCGCTGCCCTGTGACGGTGTCGGGGGACGCAAGCAGGCATTCGCATGTGTGAGACGCGCAGACCTCGGCAGCATGTGCGGCGCGGGTGAGGGCGTAGCGGCTGACGCCATGCTCGGTCAGGTGTGCGGTGACGGCGCCTTTCCATGCGGCGGCGTC